AACCCTTAGCTCGACTCGTGTCGATAACTCTCGAAAGAAAGATCGTGCGTGGTTCGCGTAGCCAGTCTTTCCAAGATAACAGGTGTGTGCTCTGACCTTCATCGATCGTGTTTTTAAGCACGATCTTATACTTTTCCAAGCTATCGAGTTTTGGTCATTTATTGCGTTGCGTGATTGACCGTCTGGTATATCTTTAGTTCTTCCGGTAGAGTCAGCCGAGCCGACATGGAGTCCAGTCCATAGCTTCCTGAGATAAAGTTGAATTGAGCGTAGATGAATCGATTGTTCGAGAGCAGAAAGGAATCCGTATTGTTCTCAAACCAGCCAGTGGTGCTAGCCGGCACCGTCGTCGTGAAGCAGGTCAACTCAGTGAAAGCAAACACGTTGTTATTGCTGGAGGTCCGAACAAGGACAGAAAAGTTGGGTTGAGTGTTGCTAGATAATCTAAACTTGAATCGATCAACCGTCATGGGCTTTGTGATGTGCACGACGTAAGATCGATTTGCTTGGGCGTTAGAAACTCCAGGAGCAAATGCTACCGATCGAGTGGCTGTTTGAGAGCCGGGTCTGCCTCCAAATATGGTTAATTCTCTTGGATTGTCCGACTCTAGCGTGTACTGGATCATGAAAAATCGAATGGAGCCGGTGCCGGCGAGGTTTATGTTTACGTTGAGAAGATCGTCGACTTCAAGGCTGACGCTGGTGTCCAGATTGATCCTGCCGGTGGTCGATGCCGGCACGGTGACAGTAGCCGCGTCGGCCGAATTTTGTCGAAAGACCACCGTGCTCGAACCGGTCCGAGTGTTGAGTTCTGTGTTTACGTGAAAGTTAACCAGCCTGCACTTGTGTCGAAGCGAGGACTGGACAATCGTTTCTGCAGGCGTACTGAAATTGTCCAGGTCTCCACAAATCTCGAACAGTTGATTAAATGTGTGAGACAGCGTCGATCTCCTCATATTTGCTAAGTAGAGTATGGAGCGGTCTCCATCCGCCTCAAAGTCAATCGATATGGAGATTACTCGATTAGTAGTCACGCCCAATCCAGTCAGCTGTAGATTGACCAGGTCTCCCGCTTGAACGTAGACCTCGTCTGTAGTATTTTCAGATATCCCGATAGTGTTCAGAGTCGTGAGAGACAGGGCAGTGCTTGCTCCGTTGACTCTTAGAGTCAGCGTTCGTCCTCCAAGTCCGGTGTTGTTGATATAGATCTTTAGGTTCGACCATTTTCCGGCATGCGACATCCTGACTTGAGCAGCTCCTTCTGTAGAGATGAAGGTAAATCCGGTGAACGTGTGAGCAACCGGAAAGAAAGCAGTTCCTGGCCCAATGGTGGTTTGTACAAATACCAGGTGAGGGATCTTGTAGCTCATTGCGGAGTTGAAAGAATGTCTTCTATTTCCGAATCAATCTCTTCAGAATTTGGCAAAGACTCTTTCAATTCTTCTACCGTGATTTCACCGTCGAAGACCGAGTGCTTTGCCTCTTCCAATTCAGATCCATCAGCGTAAGCCCGGTTGAGAAACATGTTTTCGCGGAGTATCTCTGCATAGAGCTCTGCTGGAATCCGCCCTTGATATGCAGGAACTGTGGTTTCAAATCCGATTGGTGACAAATCGGCATCAAGAAAAAAAGCGATTCGATGCGTGTCTGGCTGCCAAATGATCATGATCGATTGTAGAGTATTTTGACCGTCACGTTGTTGAGCGCCGCAGTAGACGTAAAAGACAGACTGATGCTGTCGGTGGCAACGAAGACGTTGCTAGTTGTGTGGTTTTGAGTGGATTGTACGCTGGACACCGAATTCGCGGTTCCTCCTAGAGGAGTAGAATTGATCAGCACCGCCATAGTTCCGGTACCAGATGTGCTGACCGCTGATACTTGCGTGATGGTTCCTCCAAAGGACATGTCAGTAGCTATTCTAAATTGGTTGTTTCCTACAGTTCCATACAGCAGCACTTGCCATTCAAATGTAGTAGGCGCAGATGATCCTGACGTACCCGCAGTTCCGCTTGTTCCACTAGTTCCTGAGCTACCGCTTGAACCTGAGGAGCCCGAAGTGCCGTCTGCTCCTGAGGTTCCGCTGGTTCCAGATGAGCCGTTAATTCCAGAAGTTCCAGAAGTTCCAGATAAATTAGCGGCTAGCGTAGTTATTACATTTGAGAGAGTAGAATCTCTCATCTCAATCCTAAAGGTAGTATTAGCCCCTGTTGTGTTAGCATAAATACTTACTCTAATCCTAGAGGTTAACGAGGATAATACATAAGATGGAACGTACTGATAATATATGTAATTGTTTTGTGAATTGCCTATCGGTGTACCGGAAGCAGAGTTACCAGTAGCAATGTTCCCAACTAACGTTGCCCCATCTGACTGAACTTCATCTATGCTGATCCAGTAAACCAGTGTACCTGTACCTGTTGTTCTTTGAGCAAATAGGTTATTTGCCCATACTCCTGGTACAATCGTAGTTGTAGTAAGTGTGACGGCCGGCGTGACAAATTTTGCTATTAAAGTATCTCCATCTGCTGGATTAAAACTGCTAGTTGTTATTGTCGTCTGAGTTCCAGTATTCGGAATAAGTATTAAGTCGTCAGTTATGGGCGATATGATCGGTACTGTTTGTGAAGCAGTTGGCCCATCATAATAGTAAACTAATCCGCTGGATATACCATTAAGACCAGCAGATCCGCTAGTGCCTGAGGTGCCGGAAGTTCCAGCGAGTCCGCTAGTGCCTGAGGTGCCGGAAGTTCCAGCGAGTCCGCTAGTGCCTGAGGTGCCGGAAGTTCCAGCAGTTCCTCCAGTTCCAGATCCTCCGCTTCCAGAAGTTCCAGACGTTCCTGATGTTCCGGCAACTCCTCCAATAATGTCGATCGCGCCAGTGTTGTCCATACGACACAATGGTGCGTCAACATAATCCAAATTGAATCCTACGAAATACGCGCCGTTTGCGATTTTCGTATAGTCAATTGCCGAAAAACTAACTATTGGGTGGACAAAACCCTTCGACATTGTTCCGCTTTGTCTTATTTATCCTCTAGTCTAAACCTCATTTTGTTTGCTTAGTATAAAGAAGAAAAGACGATAGATGCTCCACCTTCAAGCGCAGGATTTTTCTGAGCTCTACTCAGCTGGCCTCAAGACTCTTCTTCATTCGCCTGAGTTTGAGACCGCTCCTCGAGGAATGAGGATCCGAGAGCATACTAACGTCGCTCTCGTCCTTGAGAATCCTCTGTCGTGCCTCTATACCAATGCTAGAAGAGGTTCCCAAAAGAAGTACATTGCAGCTGAGTTGCTCTGGTATTTCATGGGAAGAGACGATGCGTCATTCATCTCAAAATACGCAAAGTTTTGGACCAAGATCCAAAATGAGGACGGGACCGTCAATTCAGCGTACGGCAACCTAATCTTCACTAAGAAGAACAGGTACGGCCATAGTCAATATGATTGGGCATTGCAATCTCTGGTGAAAGATAAAAACACCCGACAGGCGGTTTTACATTTTAACTTACCTGAGCACCAGTACATGACAAACAAGGACTTTGTCTGTACCATGTACGCGATCTTTCACATCAGGCAAGACCGTCTCAATTTCACCGTCTCGATGCGTAGCAACGATGTGATCCTTGGACTACCGACCGACATTGCGTTCTTTGCTACCCTGCAGTGCCAGATGCTCTCCCACCTTCGCTCAAAATGGCCGAACCTCCAATTGGGAACCTACACTCATATCGCAAACTCACTCCATCTTTATGAGCACCACTTTGGTCTTGTTGAGGAGATGTTGGCGAGCCCTTTCGAGAGAGAAGAGATCCCACCAGTAAATAAGGATCTCATTTATCCTGAAGGCAGATCTTCAGTCGACCTTAGAGTTGCCTTCGATCACATCAAAGACGACCACTCTAACCCAGATCCTCTCTATCTGTGGATCCATAAAAACATTAACTCTTGATGAAAGATAAGATTATTTCTGTCATGAGTAGATTCTTAGGCTACTTCATCATCACCTTCATCATCCAGTCGATCTATTCGATCGGAAAACTAGAGAATCTCTTCTCGGTCGATCCGACCTTTATCCAGTGGCTCGCCATGGTCTGTATTCTTTCGCTAGTCATTTCTCCTTTTACCCTGAAGCATGAGTGAGAAAGAAGTCAGATACCATCTTGCTTATCTCAAGATGGCTCGCGAGTGGGCCAATCTCTCTCACTGTCGTCGCCGAAAGGTCGGAGCGCTCATTGTCAAGGACGGAATGATCATTTCCGACGGCTTCAATGGGGCTCCGAAAGGCTTTCCAAACGACTGTGAGGACCATAACGGAGACACCTATTGGTATGTCTTACACGCTGAGGCAAACGCGATACTCAAAGTCGCTCGCTCTTCCCAGAGCACGGACGGCGCGACGCTGTATATCACAACCTCTCCATGTAAGGATTGTTCAAAGCTCATTATCCAGTCTGGGATCCGCCGTCTCATCTACTCAGACGAGTATCGAGATACTTCAGGTCTCATCATCTTACGCGAGGCTGGGATAGAAGTGATCAAACTTGATGCCTGAGGATGGAAGGTCGCCAGATCTCAATAGTCTTTGTTCGAGAGTATCGAAGCTTTGTCGCGCAATTTAGCAAGAAAAGCAAAGAAGACTATGTCCTTAACGTCAACAAGATCATCAAGGAAAAGTTCAAGACGAAGTTCATCGTCCCAAATAAAGTCCAGTCCTTTCTTCTCAATTATGAGATCAAGAAACTACTTGATAAGGCGATCAACATCAAGAACAAAAAGTACAAGAGGATCATCTACCTTAACTCTAATCTCTCTGCGATAGCCGTAGAAAAGACAATTGACTTTATTGAAAGCGAGTACTCAGAATTTGGCTTTGCCTACATTCTGATAGAGTCAAAGTCGCCGGAAGAAGAGATCCAAGAAGTCGTCGGCGTCACCACGATCCGAGTCTAAGCTCAGTATTCATCGTCATCTTCCTCAGTCTCAAAGGACCTGAGACGGCGCTCGATCTCTTTGAGATCTTCGGCATCGCTTGCTTCCATCCGGGTTGGGCGCTCTTCTGGCACCTCTTCGGATTCCTCGCCTCTTTCCCAATCGTCCCGTTCGTCCTCATCGGATTCCATCTCGATCGGTTCAATCTCTTCCTCATCGGCGTATTTCTCAGCGTACCTTGTCGTACGCTCCATCTCGTCGCTCGGAGTCATGTAATACTCATGTTTCTCCTTTGATAGGGTACCGAGCGCGTCGGGCATGATGTGAAGTGTGCGGTGATCCATGTAAGCAACGAGGTCACCGTCCCTGTCTAGGAACTCGACTCGCAATCGACCAGTTCTTCGATCATTCTTGGTCTGCGTGAGATCGTCCCAATCGACCATCGCGGCCATTAGCTTCTCTTCGGCATCGCCAATGGCCTCATTATCGGACTTTCCACGGATCGGCAGCACCTTTTCGCCTCCTTGCGATTCCATCGGATCTCCTTGCATCATCTCATCGGATTCATTGATGAACTGCTGGAATGACGTGTATGACTTGCCCTCATTGGCAAAGTCGTACTCGACGGTCGGTACCGCCGTGAGGTATGGGTCACGATAGGTGAAAGGCTTCTTGCCCTCTTGCTTGTAGACAAGGTCGTGAGTCATCGCCTTGTAGGTCGAGTTGTAGTGAGGATGGGAGAATGCAGGGTCACGCTCAACGACTCGCTGGTATTCCTTCAGCCTTGGATTGGGATCCACTCTCTTTCCTCTAGCATCGCGAAGAGGTTTTGCAGACGCAGGTCCTCCGAAACCTGGCTTCTTTAGGTCCATGTAGTTATCGAAGTTAAGGACGTCTCGACGGTGAACGTTGAACATTTCCATCTCTATCGTGATTCTTTTTATCAGACTCGGATCTCTCCGACACGGGTTTCTCTCCAAGCATCAGCTCTGAACTTCATTGAGACCTCATACAGCTCATTGTTTGTGTAGTTGAGATTCATTGCAGTCAAACCTCCTTCTCCTGGGATGACTGACACGAATCTAAATTCTCTGAAGATGTCTCCTGCCTTATTGAACATCGCGATGTAGATCTCGCCGTAGTAATCGCGCTTCAACCCCTGTCTACCAGTTAGTGGATCATATCCAAGGTCTGCCCATCCACGAAGAATGTTGTAGATGTACATGTTGTTCTCCTCATTGAGGTTGACGGTGAACTTGATGTCAAGGTCGGCTGTCGTTTTTTCTGGTCGTGCGTTAACGTACGATCTTTGCGCGAACTTGTAGTTCTGGGTCACGACTCCGCTTGGTGTGATCTCAGGCAGTCCTCCTACCGAGATGACGTGCTCGACTAGCAGGTCCACATTCTGGGTGATGCTTGCCGGCGGCGTGATGATGACTTCGAATTGATTCTGAAAGATCGGCTCGTAATACTGAGTCGCCGCTCTCGAGTTGTCCCAATGGGGTAGACCTGCCATCTGCTACAGATTATTTTGGTTTATTTATTCTTCGTTCCAGTCGATTCCTCCTTCTTCTTACCTTCCTCCTCGACCACAAAGAGCTTGTCGTAATCGATCAAGGCGTATGCTGCCGCTTGGGAAGAACGATTTGAGTAATTATCGACATCGACACGGTCGCCCTTGAACTCAAGAATGAGTGACGGCACGATCGTTTGGAAAACGACATCATCTATCTTTTCTATCTGATCGTATTCCTTGATGCCTGAGATGGGTTCGTTCTGGTTGGTGATCTGCATGCTTGCGCTGCCGTCTACGTCTACCCTAAAGCCATCCCAGCTCTTTACTGGTTGAGCATTGAGAGTGTCGACCATTCCAGTTGAGATCTTTAGGGTGATCTTCGCTCGGCCAGAGTCAATACCGCTGGCCGACACTTCTCTAAGAACGACTCTATCTGTTGACAGTGTCGCTTCATAGTAGGTTCGGTTGAAATAGGCCGCGTTGAGCTCGCTCTTCTTTGATTCTGAGCCCTCTTTGCCCAGCTGTTCGATGGCTTGTCCGTACTCTGGCTTGATCCTTTTCTTGATAGCCTCGCTAGCCAGCTCAAACTTTCGCTTGAGCAGGTTAACCTCGCTCAAGATGACATACGTAAGAGTCGCGGAACCTTCGGTGAATTTCATGTCTGGAAAAACATCAACCTGATGGAGAGTCGCCAAGATCTTCTTTGGATCGATCCTCGTCTCACCGTTGACTATTTCCCACTTGACTTTGTGAGAGATGATTGCCTGAAAGACGAATCCTCCGTCCTTTGCACTGGCCTCTTCACCGCTTTGTTCAACGAGTAACCGCATCAGTCTTTCTTGCGATCCCTAGTTCTCTTGTAATTCTTCCAGATCTCGTTGTAAATGTTGCAAGACGCTCCCAAAAAGTTGATGATACCTACATACTTCTTCTTGTCCTCGCCTTCCATGTTGGCGATCTTCACGCCAAGACGCTTTGCATCATTCACGGTGAGTTCCTCATCGTCGTCTTTGCCGACGAGCTTCTTCAGCTCTCCCTTCTTTTCGAACAGGGCGAACTGATCAAAGCGAGCAATAGCTAGCCTCATTGCTACTTTGGATTATTTGCCGCCTTTGACGACGTTCTTCTTCTTCACAGTTGACAGGTACTGCTTGGTGTACTTGTCGATGTGTGGCGTGCCCTTGCCTTTCACTGGGCCTGCAGCCAATTCCTGCTTTACTTTGGCAGTTCCAGTAGCGTCACCGTTCTTGATGTCGGCCTTGCCGCTGTAGCCGGCTGCAGCCTTCTTGAAAGCGGTCATGAACTGGTTGTAATTCATCACATTGCTCATGTGTGTCGAGGTTTTTTGTTATTTATCTTTTACCCCGTTCGAATTTTTTAGGTATCTTAGCTAAGCCTACGACTTTTTACGATGCCTGAACTTGCCGAGATAAAAATCATGAAGGATTTCATCAATGATGTCGCCCATGGGCGATCCTTTGATGCCATCTGGGTCTCACCTTTTGTCGAGAAGAGACTACCTCTACCCAAACCTCGTGATTTGGCTGAGTTTAGGATCGAAGCCGACGCTAGAGGTAAGGAGCTTTTGCTCACTCTTCACAAGAACTCACATCAGCCGAGCCTTATTAGCGGCTACTCTGTCCTTTTTTCGATGGGCATGAGCGGTCATTGGACGTTTGTTCCCCATGGCGACCCGCCCAAGCACACACACCTTTCCTTTGTGGCTCAAAGTGGGGCCAAGCTATGCTTGGTTGACGCTCGACGCTTCGCAAGGTGGAAGTATTCAGGTTGGGCTTCGCACCGAGGACCTTGCCCTCTCACCGATCACCAAAACTTTCGAGCCGGCGTCCTTTCCAATCTCAATCGACGGACCTTTGACCGACCAATCGCTGAAGTCCTAATGGACCAACGATACTTCAATGGCATCGGTAACTACCTGCGTGCTGAGATCCTCTATCGAGCTGATCAGGATCCGTTCGAGTCGGCTCGGGCGGCCATTCTGAACAATCCAATGCTTCTTGAGCTGTGCATGCTTGTTCCAGGCGAGGCGTATGCGATCGGCGGAGGTCAATTAAAGGACTGGGAAAATCCGTTCCAAGTTCCACCAGACGGCTTCAACTCCTGGATCAAGTGTTACGGTCGCTCCGATCGTTCGGTTGACATCAAGGGCAGAACTCTGTGGTATTTTGCGTCACAAGTAAAGAAAAAAGATGGACAGGACGACTCGAGAGAGCTTCTCAATGGAAGCCATATTGAAACAGTTTGAGATCGCTGGAGTCGAGCCGCCTCTCCTTGGCTCTGGAGAGATCCCACCATTCAAGGCTCACAACATCTCCTCTTCTCAACGCGAAGCTTGGAAAAGGTGGTTCATTTCTGAGGCTCGTTCCCGTTTCAAGATGAAGAAGAGAGAGGCTGAGGAAGAATTCATCTTTTTTAGCTCCCATTATGGCTTCACCGTCCAAGATTGAAGAACCCATGCCTCCTTCCCAAGTAAAGGATCCTGCAACATGGCAGAGATCGCTCTAGAATTCACTCCGCGTCCTCAACAGGAGCAGATACTTGATTTTTTCAAGTCGACCGTCCGATCGGGTAAGAAGTTCGCGATGATTGACGCTCCGACTGGCGTCGGCAAGTCGTATTCGGCGATCATGATCGCCGACTGGTATCGAAAGGAGGTCAATAAGAAGGCCAAGATCGATATTCTGACCAACACCAAGATCCTGCAGGACCAGTACGTTCGCGATTTTAGCTTTGCCGCCAACCTTAAGGGTAAGAGCAACTACTGGTGTCGTCGCAACAACATGGGTTGCGGAGAAGCTCAGATCATCAATAAGGCAAACGGCAAGAAGTGTGAAGTTTGTCCTCACAAGATAGCCCAGTCTGCGTTCATTCGGAGCCCTCTGAGCCTCACCAACTTCCATCTCATTACTTCCTACTCGATGTACTCTCCAGAGCTCCTGGCAGAGCGCAGGGCGAACCTGCTGATCATCGATGAGGCGCATGCCTTTGAGGAAGCATTCTGTGACTTCATTTCTTCCGTCTTTTCGGAGCGAAGCCTCAAGAATCTCGATATTTGGCAGCCCTGGATGGAGCGTGATCTCGACGGCATCTCAAGCATCAGCGAGATGGCCGAGTATGTCGAGCGAATCGTCATTCCGAACCTTTCATCAAAGGCAGTTGCGCTCATCGACGAGGCCAAAGAGTGTAGGAGCCGAGCAAAGAAGCTCGACCTCATCAAAAAGGCTGATCACGTCGACAAGTCGATGTGTAAGTACAATCGATTCGTCAACGATCGAGCGAACTTCGGCACCAATTGGGTCTTTGAGAAGGATCTCGATCAGTTCGGTAAGACTCGCATCCTTGTCGAGCCGATCTGGGGCAACATCTACATGAAGGAGATGTTTTGGGACAAGTACGATCACGTCATCCTCATGTCTGGCACCATCCTTGACAAGGAGCTCGTCTCCTTTATCCTTGGAACCGAACCTGAGGAAACCGAGTACCTTGCCCTGCCGTGTCCGTTTGATGCCGAGAAGAGACCCGTCATCTACGTCAAGTTTGGCAAGATGTCGTATCACAGCAAGAAGGAAACTTTCTCTAGAGCAGTACCGATCCTTGAGAGGATCCTCGAGAGGAACTCGTCTCACAAAGGCATCATTCACACCGCCAACTACGAGCTCAGTAACTGGATCAAGTCTTCGATCAAGGACCGTCGCCTCCTCTTTCACGACTCGTCGACTCGGGAAAAAACTCTCGAAGATCACTTGAGTTCAAAGCTAGAGACTGTTCTCGTCTCGCCGTCAATGATCAACGGCATCGACCTAAAGGACGAGCTGTCCCGCTTCCAAGTCATCCTCAAGGTGCCTTTCCCAAGCCTAGCTAGCACCAAGATCAAGAAGCGGCTTGAGACTCGACCTGATTGGTACAATTGGAAGACCCTTATCGATCTCCTCCAGTCATACGGTAGATCGATCCGAAACGATGAGGACTGGGCAGAGACCTACATTCTTGACGAGTGCTTCGATCAGATATTAGATAACAAGAAGGTTCCAGGATACTTTTTGGAGGCCTTGAAAGTCAAAAAACTGCCAAAGAACTAGGATGGCAAAGGAGAAAGCGATAGAACAGAAGTATCAAAAGTTGACCGATATCGAGCACGTGCTGCTCCGCCCGTTCATGTATATCGGCTCGATCTCTCCTCACAAGGGCGAGCAGTATCTCTATGATGGAGAGAAGGTTTGGAACGAGGAGGTCGAATACAATCCAGGCTTCATCAAGCTCTTTGACGAGATCATCTCAAACTCGGTCGATGAGCACCGTCGCAACCCAAAGCTCAATAAGATCGAGGTGACGGTCGACCTACACAGCGACGAGATCACCGTTCGTGACAACGGTGGGATCCCAGTCGCGAAACATCCGGTACATAAGGAGTGGATCCCAGAGATGATCTTCTCCAATCTCAAGGCCGGCTCAAACTTCGACGACACTGAGAAGAGAACTGTTGCCGGCACCAACGGCGTCGGCTCGACGCTGACTAACATCTTCAGCAAGCGGTTCTCGATATCGACTTGTGACGGCAAGAATAGGTTCGACCAGGTCTTCTCTAACAACATGCACGATCGCACCAAGGCCAGCGTCTACCCGGCGAATCGTGGCTTCACCGAGATCTCATATGAGCCCGATCTCAAGCGGTTTGGGCTGACTCAGATCGACGACACCTCTCTTCTCATCATGTTCAAGCGCTGCCTCGACGTCGCAGCATGTAATAATCGCCTCACTGTCGTCTTTAACTGGATCCTTCGTGACGAAACCAAAAAATCCTATACTCTTCGCTTCAAGAGCTTCGATGAGTACGTCAAGCTCTATGCTGAGGAGTTTTTCTATGAGGAATCCAGCGATTGGAAGATCGCTTTTGCAAAATCCGAAGGCGGCTTCTCAAACGTCAGCTTCGTCAACTCGGTCCAAACGAAAGACGGAGGCTCTCACGTCGAGTACATCGTCAACCAGCTGATCGCTGAGCTCAGAGAGCTG